GGTCGACGGCCAGGCCGTCGACCGTGCCGGGTGTGGCGATGGTGACGGTGTGGCTGCCGCTGTCGGCGTTCTTGACGGCGAGCAGGACTCCGGCGCCGGTCTGCGCGGTGTCCCCGCCGCCTGCGGCCGCGACGAGCTTGTCGTCGAAGCGCAGGCCGGTGAGCGGCAACACGTTGGTGGTGAGGGCGGCCATCGCGGAATCTCCTGTTCTGGTTGACGGGCATGCCGCAGCCCGGCACGCTCCGGGGCATGTCGCTGCTGCGCTGGTGGGTTGGGACCGTCCCCGAGTGGGGCTGGCGGGAAATCGCGCGCGAGGGCCACTCGTTCGCTGGTCTGGCGGTGTTCGGGGTGTGCGCCGTCGTCTACGCGGCCGTGAACCTGGCGGTGCTGGGCGCCGTGGTCGCCTGTGTGGCGGCGCTGGGCCGGCGCCTGCGGGTCAGCGGCGGGTGAAGGCGTCGCAGTCGATGCCGAAGACGAGCAGCGCCTGGGCGCCGGACGGCGTCTGCCCGTGCTTGAAGGTGTGGGTGCCGAGCCGCGCCCTCATGACGGCGCCGTCCAGGCGGGGGTCTCGCGCGATGACGGCTCCGGCGGCCGAGTACAGCTCGTAGGCGCGGCGCCGGGCGTCCTGCACCTTGGTGGAGCCGAGGAGGACAGCAGCCGCGCAGCGGATGGTGAACGTCTCCCGGTCCGGGGAGCCGCCGAGGCCTTCGGGCTGGGCGGTGGAGTCGACGTCGGAGTCGTTCTCGTCGCCGGTGAACGCGACGGACAGCATCTCCTTCGGGACGGCCTTGGAGACCTCGGGGCCGTCCCACACGGTGACGCCGGCGAACTCCGGTGACGTCCTGAAGGCTTGGACGAGGGCGTCGATCGCGTCGGGAACTGCGGACGACCAGGGCATCAGGCCACTCCGGGCAGGTTGGAGTCCAACAGTTCAATGGCCCGGCGGGGGATGGCGTAGCCGCGGCCGGGGTTCCAGGTCTCGCCCTCGCCGCCGAGCTGCACGCCCATCGCGCCCCGCTTGGTCTCCCACAGGTGCTGGACGATGATCAGGCCGGCCTGCTGCTCGCCGTCGGAGATGACGGCCAGACCCACCTGGTAGGTGACGTCGACTGTGCGGCTCAGGGCGGGCCCGGCGATGACGGTGACGGTGCCGGTGTCGTCGGCGTCGAGGTTGTCCGTGTCCCAGGTCTGTGAGCCGTCCGGGGTGGTGACCGTGACGAGGGAGAGGACGGGGAGCTGGCTGAGCAGGAGCTGCCCGTACCGGTCGGTCCGGCACCGCTCGGTGACGGTGCGGCGGGTGACGGCCTTGCCGAGGTGCTTCTCGATGGCGTCGGTCGCGGAGGCGATCCACGCGCGCAGGTCCTCGTCCTGGTCCGTGTCGTCCGCGTCGATTCCGAGGTGGCGCTTCGTGCGGGCGAGGGACACGATGCCGTCGGGCTCGGCGTCCTGGACGTCGAAGGTGTCCGCGTAGGCCGTGACCGGGCCGGTGGTGACGAGCCGCCAGATGTGCCGGCCGGGCTGGGTGGTGATGTAGTCGACGCGGATCTGGCCCGCCGTGCTGCTCGGCAGGGGTACCCCGGGCGAGGTGCTGGTGCCGTCGGGCAGCGTGATGGTGAGGCTGGCAGTGCCGGGGTCGGTGAGGACGCCGTCGGCGTCACGCACGTCGACGGCGATCTGGACGACGGAACCGAGGTCGATCACGTGCCGCCTCCCGTGGTCAGGCCCGGGCGGGCGGACGGCGTGCGGGACAGTCCGCCGGAGGCGGTGGGACGTCGAGAACTTCCTGCGCTGGCGCGGCCGCGGGCGATGGGCGACGAGACGCGTCCTGTTGCGGCCAGGGTGGCTGCGGCCGCGAGCGCGGCCCCTGACCCGGTAGACGCCCTCCCGGCACAGACGGCGGACGCCGCCGCGGTGAGGGCGGCTGTAGCGCGGACGGTGGACGCGCCCAGGGCGGTGAGCTGGGTGCTGCTGGAGAGGGCGGCGGCCGCGCGGACGTTGGGGCGTCCGGCGGCCGCCAGGGTCGCGGACGCGGTGAGCGAGGCCGCGCCGGTCACGACCGTCACGGGGGCGACGTTGACGGAGTCGAGCGCGATGGTGTCCGACGCGCCCGTGTCGCGGTGTCCTTCGACCAGGAACGCGAGGTCGGAGTCGCTGGCCCAGCTGGGGGTCGGCGCCGTGCGTAGGTTGCTCCAGGTGACGCCGTCCGGGGAGGCGTCCCAGAGCAGGTTGCCGCTGTCCTCGCGGATGCGCAGCCAGGCGTGGTCGGTGGCCGAGTAGGTGAGGAACATGGCGCCGGGGTCGGCGTATCCGACGCGGGAGTACAGGCCGAGGGCGTTCTGCGCCGAGTCCACGATGAATCCGCCGTCGGTGCCGCCGGTGCTGGTCAGGACGAGTACGGATGCGGCCGCCGAGGCGGCGCCGTTCGGCGCAGGGGCGTGGACCCGGACGGTGACGCCGGACCCGGTGAGCGTGTAGGCGGAAGCCGACTTGAGTCCGGCGTACCCGGTCGTGCAGGGGATGAGCGCTTGGCCGCCGGCTTCGATGGGGTCGCCGTAGCTGCCCGACCACATGCCGGCGTCGAGGGTGCCGTCTTCGAAGTCGTCACTCAGGGCGTCGAAGGAGGCCACGCGCGTCCTCCCTGCCGGAGTGGGCGGCGCGCGGAGGGGCGCCGGTCAGTCGAGGGAGAGGTCGAGGTCGCCGGCGTCGATGGTGAAGGTGTCGCCGGCGTTGGCGATCGTCTTGGTCTCGGTGAGCGGCCCGGTCCACAGTCGGCGGGGGCTGCCGGACGAGTCGTAGATCGCGAGGGCGACGATGTCTCCGACGGGCATGTCCGTGAAGACGACGTCGCCGGTGTTCGTCGTGGCTCCCGACGAGGCCGCGGCCAGCGTCACGTTCTGGCGGGCGTACCCGCCGCCGGATACCTCTGTGCCGGCCGAGCTATCCGACCCTGCCGCGCTCAGCAGCGCGACCTTGAGCGGCGACACCGGCCGGGTGGGAGCGGACGCGTCGGGGTTGAGCCAGTCCAGGACCAGGTTCTCGGCGACGTCGGTGAGGTTCCCGGCCACTGGTCAGCCCTTCGCGGTCGGCTTCGCCGCGGCGGCCTTCTTCGCCGCGGTGCGGGGCTGTGCCGCGGTCTCGGGCTTCGGCTCGACAGCGGTCTCCGGCGGGGCCGTCGCCGCGGTGTTCTCCGGCGCGGGCGGCTCGGTCGCCTTCTCCTGCTCCGTCTCCGGGTCGGCGGCGTGGACGTCGTAGCCGTGCTCGGCGAGCAGCACGCCGGCGACGTGTTCGGCCTGCTCGCCACGTCCGGAGGCGTCGTAGGCCGCCCACTCACGGATCATGGCCTGCTTGTAGTCCTCGTCGATGTTCCTGCGTTCGGTCACAGCTCGCTCACCTGCTCGATCTCGGGTAGCCGGTCGTAGTACTGGTTCTTCTGCGCCCGCCGGGACGCGGAGCGCTGCCGGGTGCGGTGCTCCAGGCGCACGTCCCACAGCGGCAGGGGAGGTTCGGCCTGGTGCACGGTGTCGTTGCCGACGAGCACCCGGGTGCCGCCGTCCAGGCCGGGCACGGTGACGACGTAGTGGGCCTGCTGGATGCGGATGCCGGGCAGCGCCCGGAACAGCGCGCGCAGCGGCTGCTGGGAGTCGGCGCCGTCGCCGCGCTCCCACAAGGTGACCTCGGCGACGTCGAACTCGGTCTCCGCGAGGACCTTCTTGGTGTCGACGGGAACCTGGGTGAACACTTCGTCGGCGTCGACGCGCAGCAGCCAGTCGACGCCGGGCTGGGCCATCGTCATCGCCAGGCGGAACATGTAGTCGCGCTTGGCGACTTCGTTGCCCCACCAGGGCTCGCGCGGGACGTGGATCGTGCAGCCGATGCCAGCGCCTGCCGCCGCGCGGGCGATCGTGTCGGCCTGTTCCGAACCGGATGCCGCCTTGCGAGTGGCGCCGGGCCACAGAGCGTACGGACCGTCGACAGCGATGAGGTGGTCACAGATCTGGGCGAGCCCGGCCACGCATTCGGCGAGCCACGGGGCGGGTTCCTCGTACCAGGACAGCAGGCCGATCACGCGCACGTGGAACCTCCCTTGTGCAGGCCCCGGGTGGCGGGGTGGCGGCGATAGTCGGCGGGGATGTCGATGTCGTCGGTGGCGTCGTCGATCTCGACCCACCAGGGGGGCCGCACGATGTGCTCGCGCAGAGGGGTCCCCTGCAAGATCCGGAGCATGGTCCAGCCGTGCTTCGTACGGTCGGCCCGGCCCGAATCCTGCTCGTTGCGGACGGCGTCGGTGAGGCGGCCCATCTCTGTGGTGTCCGTCCAAGACTGGGCGAAGATCTCCCCGTACGGGGTGCCCGTCACCACCGAGGCGTGTTCGCGGCCGTAGAACCGGAAGCCGCCGCTGCCCGCGTCGGCGAAGACGCGGCCGAGCGCTTTCGGGGTCCACCACACGTCGCCGAGCAGCAGCACATTCGTCCGGCCGTCGGCCCACACGGGCCGGGTCGACTCGAACTCGTTGCGGGCGCCTGCCGGAGCGATGTGCGTGTGCACGCCGTACCCGCGGGCGAGCCCGGCGTACGGCCGCGGGTCGTCGGCCGGCGCGGTCAGCCACACGTCGTCAGACCAGAACACGGCCTGCATGAGCGCGATTTCGAGCAGCGGGAGCACGGCGGCCGCGTCGAGGAAGGCTCGCGCGGGCGCGAAGTGGGAGCGGACGCCGAGGTAGCCGTCCCACTTCGCCTGGGGGCCGGCGGCCGCCACGATCACCCGCACAGCAGCGGCTCCGGCACGAAGATGACGTCGTTCACGCGGTCGTAGGACGTGCCCGCGCCCGGGCCTCCGCGCACGAACCAGGAGATCTCTTCATAGCTGCGTTCCCAGATCTCCGCGACCCCGAAGCCCATCCCGGCCATGAAGGCGACGACCTCGTCGTGCTGTGCGGCCATCGTGCGGTCCTCGAGCGTGCAGGTCTCGCACACCACGGCCTGGAAGCCGGCCAGCCGGCCGCCCGCGCCCATCAGGACGTCCAGCTCCAGGCCCTGGGCGTCGACCACCAGCATGTCGGCGTCATCAGGGGCGATCGCGCCGACCGTGGTGACGTCCACGGGCAGCGTGTTCAGGATCCGGTCGCCCGGGTGCGGCTCGGCCAAGGTGGATGAGGTGCGGATCGCGTTGACCGAGAGCCTCCCCCGGCCCGGCCGGACCCCGCAGGCCGCCTCGATGACGGTGGCGTCAGGGAACGCTTCCCGCAGGCATCCGGCCGCGAACGGGTTCGGCTCCACCAAGGTGAAGGAGGAGACGCCAGCCTGCCGGTAGAACGGCATCTCCTCCCCCATGTGGGCGCCGACGTGCAGTACATGCTGAGGTCGGAGCCCCAGGCGGAGCAGGAGAGAGGGCAGCGCCTCGAACACGTTCATGGCCGCAGCCCCTCCCCTTCTCGGATCCGGTCAGAACGTCGGTGCGACGAGCCCCGTGCCGCCGATCTCGACGATGCTCTTCGGGTAGCGGCCCGCCGTGAACGCGAGGTAGCCGTACACCTGGAGCCGGACGGTGAGCGTGCCGGAGCCGACCTCGGGGAGGACCCGGGAGCGCAGGCCCGACTCGTACAGCAGCAGGTCGCTGGCCCGCAGGACGTGGATGACGTCCTGGTTGGTGCCTGCGCCGAGCGTGGTCGGCATCGACGGGTCGGTGACGACCGGGAGGCCGTGCATCTGCCCGACGACCTGCTCCGCGGCCACGGCGCCGAGCGTCGCGATCGCGTTCTGCGGGTTGCCCGCGTCCGGCACGACCAGCGGCCGGCCGGTGCTGTCGGTCGCGGCGAGCAGGTACGCCCACCGGCGCGGGTGCATGACGATGACGGTCGGCGCCATGAACCGCAGCGTGTGGATGCGCTGCACCGCGTCGGCCACCTTGCTGTACAGCTTGGCCACGGTCGGCGAGCCGTCGGTGTACGTGACGGTCTCGATGCCGGACGTCCCTCGGACGCCGGTGACCTGGCCGGACACGCCGGAGCCGGAGATGACCTGGAGGTCGGTCTTCGTGGCGTGGTCGGCGGTGAGGTCCCGGAAGATGACCTCGTCGAAGGAGACCGGGGACTGGTCGAGGAGCTGGATGGCCATGTCCTGCTGGCCGGCGATCGTCCGGACCGGGGCGGAGATGAAGTCGTCGTCGATGTCCGTCTCGGACACGGACGCGTTGTCCGCCGTCTGGATGGCGGTCGATGTGCCGGCCGCGACCTTCGGGATGTTGATGCTGTCGGTGCCGGGCGGCAGGGGCTGCGTGTTCGCCAGGTTGGCGTATGCGCGGCCGGCTCGGGCGAGTTCGATGAACTGCGACATGAGCCACAGCGGCGGAACGAAGTAGCCGCCGTTGCCGTCGGTCCTGTCCAGGTCCCGGTACTCGGGGTCGGTCAGGACGTCCTGGGCGTGGCGGCGCAGGCGCTCCTCCGCCTGGCCGTCGTCCATGCGCAGCTGGACGCGGGCCAGGTCCTGGAGGTACGAGCGGCCGTTGCCGCGCTCGTACGTCCGGGCCTCGCTCACGGACGTGACACGGGCCTTGGCCCGCTGCACGGCCTTGGCGCCTTCGGTGATGGTGCGGTTGCGCTCGGCCTCGTCGGACAGTTCGGCGATGCGCTCGTCGAGCTGGCGCAGCTCGTCGTCCTTGGCCTTGATCTGGCCGGTCAGCTCGCGGAACTCGGTGTCCTCCTCCGGGAGGAGGTCCTCGCGGGCCTCCTCCTCGGCGAGGTCGGTGATCGCGGTGCGCTTGGCGAGGATCTCCTCGCGCTCACGTGCGGTCTGTTCGCGTCGTGCGACCAGCCGCCGGAAACGCTCGTCTGCGGGCATGACTGCCCTGCCTTTCTGGCGTTACGGATCATGACGGCGGCCAGTGCCAGGCCGTGATGAGCCGTCGAGCGCCAGTGCCAGGCGGGCGACAGCGACCGTGATCCGAGCTGGACCACGGGAAACTCAGGGGTGCGCCAGCGCTCAGCTGGCGTCTTCGAGGTGGCGGCGCAGGTGGCGCTCGACGGCCGCCTTCTGCTCGTCCGGCATCGCGGCCTGCGGGAGCAGGGACAGCGCGTGCCGGACGGCGGGAAGGCTCGCCGGGGAGCCGATGCGCGGCTCGTGGTGGGGGAAGCGGTAGGAATCCGCGGCTTCGGGGTCCCCGCTGGGGTCGACCCAGGCGTGCATGTAGCGCAGCACCACCTGGTTCCCGGCCGCTGTGGCCGCGGCCGCGCGCCGGTCCAGGGAATCGGCGGTGACGGCCGTGGAGTGCGAGGGAATCTCGGCGGCCAGCCGCACCTCAACCTCGCCGTCTGCGATCGCGCGGGCCTCGGCCAGGGTGAGCCGGCCGAGCGCTTTCGGCTGCGGCTTCATCTGCCGGTGCAGCGCGAGGACGTTGTCCCGGGCGCGGGTGAGCCGCTCGAGGTCGACGCCGTCCGAACGGAGTTCGGCCATCGCCGCCTCCGGGTCGAGCGTGGCGAGCAGCTCCAGGGCGTCGGAGGCGCTGTTCAGCTGGACGCTGGTGGCGGGGTTGGCGCCGAAGTTCACGACGGACACGTCGCCCTTGTGGAGAGAGACCTCCAGCAGGCGGCGCTGGGTGTAGTCCTCGTTCCACTCGTCCGACTTCACCCGGAACCCGAAGGACATCTCGTCCATGTCCTTGCGGTTCATCTTCGGCACGAGCCGCTGAACGTCCGGGTCAGACGGGTCGAGGCCAGCCTCGACGTACAGGCCGTTCGAGTCGGTCGACAGCTTCAGCGTCCCGGACTTGGTCCGGGCGAGCGGCATGCCGCCGTGGTTAATGAGCAGGTGGGCGTCGGCGCGGGCCCCAAGGGTGACGTCGAAGGCGTGCGGGTCGACGTCCTCCGTCCAGCCGTAGGGCGGCCCGCCGTACACGTCGTACGGCTTGTTGAACACGCTCGCGTAGCCGGTCAGCAGCAGCTGGCCGCCCTGGGCTCGCAGTTCGAACTGTCCGGACGCGATGCCGCGGCGTTCCGGGGAGTCCCGGAGCTGTCGACGGTCAACCATGGTTCCCCCTCGGGATCGTGACGAGGCGAAGCCCCGGGTCTGGCGGCCGGTCCGTGCCGCGGATCTGCGGGACGGTGATGTTGGAGCCGGCCTGGATGGGCAGCGGCGTGTAGTCCTGCCCCTTGCCGTCGGGCAGCGGCGCCTCGTCCTCGCGGGCGCGCAGCTCGTCGAGGTTGTTGAGACCGATGAGGCGCGACTTCTCGTACACGGAGTGCCGCGTGAGGATGTCCACCCTGATCAGGGCGTCGGCGTTGAACTTGATGAACTGGCCGCGGGGCAGCAGCGCGCTCAGGTGGTTCTCCAGCTTCACCAGGTACGGCAGCAGGGCGTCCTGGATGAACTCGATCTGCCGCTGCTCCGGGGAGCTGTAGGTGTAGGAGCCGCCGGTCTCGCCGCCGATCTTCTCCGGCGGGATGCCGTAGATCGCCGCGACCTGCGTGGCCGTGAGCCGCTGTGTCTCGCAGAACTGCGCCTCTTGGACGCTGATCGTGATCGGCTTGTACTCCCAGTCCTTGCCGTACACGATCGGCTCGTGGGACCGGATCGACGCCACCAGGCGCCGCTTGATGATCCCAGCCTGCTTCTGGTCGAGCGTCTGCTGGGTGTTCCGGAAGTGCCCGGGGGGCTGCCCGCCGCTCCTGAAGTAGTCGTCGACGAAGCGCTGCGCGGCCAGGCCGGTCGACACGGTGACTGCGTACGCGGCGATCGGCGACAGGCCCCACACGCGGCCCGGCATCGTCATCCAGGGGATGTGCACGATGTCGTACGCCGGGATCTCGACCCCGCAGTACGACCACACCGGGTCTGTGAACGAGCCGCGCTGCCCCATCGGCATGCCGTCCTGCACCAGCACATCCGCCGGGTTCAGCCACTCGATCTTCGTCGGGTACTCCAGCCAGTCCCGCTCAGTGATCAAGCCGACGGCGTTGCCCCGGTAGACCAGCGAAGTCATCGCCCGCCACAGCCAGTCGTCGATCGTGCCCTGCGACGACGGCTTCTGGAACAAGCTGGAGAGCGCCAGCTTCGTCGTGGCGTCGCCCACCCTGCGGTACTGCTTGATCGGCAGCGATGCCACCGACGAGGCAAGCAGCCGGCCCGCCGCGAACACCGGAGTGAGTCGTAGCGCGCCGTGCTCGGACACCGCGGCCGGCGAGGCGAGATCGTCCACCGGCCAGGGGACGTCACCGGGGCCGAGGTCCCTCTGCTCAGCCATCCTGCGTGCCGCGCCAGTGCCGCCGCGAGTCCAGCCCCAGCGGCGGAAGGGGTTGCGCATACGGCCCCCTTCCCGTCGTTGTGCTTCTGGCGCCCGCGGCCTTGGGGAGCTGGTCGTTGGTGTTCTGCGGTCAGAAGATCGAGTCGAGGACGTCGTACGACGCCTCGGCGAGCAGGAAGCTCCGGCTGATGTAGACCCAGCGGGCCACGGACATGGCCACCAGCGGACTGATCTCCACGTCGGAGCTGGCCGGGGCCCAGGCGATCGTGTCTCCGGACTGCTTGGTCTTCGCCCCGGCCACCGCGGTGTCGAGGTGCACGTTCGGCACGACCCGGAAGCTCTGCTCCCGCACGCCGTCGAGAACCTGCCCGGCAGCGGCCGCCATCTCGACCGCGCCGGTCACCGCGAGGTCGCCGGCCTCGGGCGCGTCCTTGTCCTCCGGCAGCTGGAACCCTGCCGCCTTGAGGTCGGTGTCCAGGTAGGCGTGGGTACCGCGGCCCATGGCGATCGCGATCGGACCGAGCGCGTCCCGCAGCTCGACCAGCCGCGGGAGCACCCACTTGGTTCCGGGCCGGTAGTCGGCGAGCTGCACGTGACCGAGGCCGTCGTCACGGACGCCGTACACGCACACCGCGGCGTAGTCCCGCAGCGGGCTGATGTCGACGCCGAGCGCGACGCCGCCGTCCCGGGTGCGCACCGACTGCTCGTCGGCCATCGCCGCCCACGACTTCGGGTCGATGACGATGTTGCCCTGCGAGCGGCGCGGCCAGATACCGAGGATCTCCCGTGCGAACCCCTTGGGCGACATGCCGCGACGGTCACGCACCATCGCCTCCGGCGTGACCCGGGTGCCCCAGGCGGGATTGGTCGCCGCCCACAGGCGCCGGTCGTCGAGGTCGACCTCCTCCAGGTGGTCGAGGTCGCCGGCCGCGCCCCAGTCCCGGTAGCCGAGCGAGTCGTCCCCTCCGTCTTCGGCTCGCGCGCGCAGCATGTAGAGCACATCGCCGGAGTCGCCGTCGAGTGGCGGGGACGACGTGTAGATGATCTGCGGGTTGGGCCGGGCCCGCATGGTCGGCATCAGCGCGTCCTGCTGGATCAGCGTGTACGCGAACGCTTCGTCGATGATCACGAGGTCGCCGCTGAACCCTCGGCCGGAGCCCTTCGACCGGGCGACGAACTTGATGCGGGCCTCGGTGTCGAGGCGCTCGAAGCCCTCTTCGCCGTTGGTGTTCGAGATCTTGATGCGGACGCCGTCGATCTCGTACAGGTTCTCGTTGTTCCCGACCTGCTTGCCGAGCTTCTTGATCAGCCTCCGGACGCGCCGGAAGGCCTCCATTGAGGTCTTGTATTCGTGCGCGGACCAGAGGATGACTTCCTCGCCCAGCACCAGGAACCCCAGCAAGACGCGGATCTCGAGGATGCCGCCCTTACCGTTCTGCCGAGCGACCAGCTCGGCGTATTCGAAGCACGCCCACTTGCCGTCCTCGCGGCAGGCGAGCAGCAGGTCCACGGCGTCGTGCTGCCACTGGTCGGCGATCAGGCCGGCCTGGGCGGCCAGGTCGCAGGCTTCCGCGCCAAGTGTGTAGGCGTAGGGCGGGTGGACCTCAACCCTCGGCCTGGCGGCGGCGGTCAGCGATCCGCTTCGTGAGGTCGGAGACACCCACACCCCCCGCTGGCACGTCCTTCGCGGGGCCAGCACCCACCTGACCTTGGCGAATCTCCACCAACAGGAGCTTCAGAGCACTGGATTGCTGCCGAGACTCCGCCAACAGTCCAGAAAAGTCAGCGAATTGCACCGCATTAGCCTTGACTTCTTGTGACTGGACCCTCACCATGGAATCCAGCAGGTCAAGCCGGTCAGCGATCCGACAAGCCTCCTCCAGCAGCACCAGATGAGCCGGAGTCAGAGACCAGATCGCAAGGGAATCGCCCCACATCCGCCGGCCCCGCTCCCCGAGTCCGGGGGGTGGCTCCACCTCGATCACCACCCCAGG